GTGTAGGTGTAGGTGTAGGTGTAGGTGTAGGTGTAGGTGTAGGTGGTGCAGTGGGCGCAGACTTTTCGACACTACTAGGTGCTGTCTCTGGTACCGAAGGTGTATTTGTCTCCGGACGCGCTACCTCAGATGGAGCAGGAGCGGTCTCAGAGGGTACATCCGCAACGGAAGCCTTGTTGCTGTCAGATTTGGTAAGCTGGGCACCCATAACACGACGTGTTTTTCCGTCACTGTCCCACTTGACCGGAATCCATGCCCCGCCGTTAGCAGCGGTGTAGACCGATACTACCTCACCAGTATTTCCGTTGACATCAGTAACCCTATCACCGACGAGAACGCGGTTGCCGTTTTTGTCTCCGAAGCCCTTCTTGCCGGTTGCAGGATCAACAAAGCGCTCTCCCGGCTTAGCTGTTGTTGGTGCTTCGACAGGCTCAGCAGCGCCAGCGTTAGGGTCTATACGACGGACGTTAGCAGCCTTAACCGACTTCTTACGTCCCGTGGTAGGGTCAATGAACTCCACACGGCCAGATGCCGGGATGGTGTTGATAACCTCCACGTGCCCGAGAGTCGGGTGACCGATCTTATCTCCACGGCTGATCATATCACCATTTGCATCAGCTACAGGCAGGCCTCCAGTACCACGGGTACGGGTGCTCGGTGCTGCCGGTGTAGCTTCAGGCGCTACCGGTACTGCTTCAGGGGCAGCCTCAGGTGCAGGTACAGTCGGAGCTACCCCCGGTGTCTCAGTAACCTTAGATGCCTCTGGTCCCGGTGTTGCTGCCTCAGGTGTATAGTCAGGGGCAGGCTCTGATGCACGGAAATCTCCGACAGCCCTTCCGCGTCCGCGTGCCCTGCCATGGCGAATAAGCTCTTCAATCTCCTTGTCAAGGGGTGCGGTAGGTTCATTAGTGTCTCCACGGTATGATGCGGCTACACGGTTCTCAAGATCGGACAAGCGGGCAGCTTCATTCGGGAGAAGGCCATCCTCATTGACTGACGGCCCGTTCAGGCGGTCATGGAGCTTACCCATCTCCGCATCAGACAGTGGTGCAGGCTTATCCTCTTTAGGAGGACCGCCGCCAAAGTCGTAAGGATCTTTACCGAAGTCTAGACCCTTTTCCGGTGCCGAACTACCGTCATCCCCGCTCTTGCGGGAGAATGATTTGGAGTCAAGGCGCGACTGGACACTTCGGTTTAGGTCAGCAAGCTTACCACGTGCAGTGGCCTCGCGTCCACTTCGGTTCTCATGCTGTGCCCAGATAAGGTCAATACCCAGCTTCCTAAACTGTTCAGCCTCAGCAGGGGTCATATCCTCTGGACGGCTAGCTACCGCGTGGTCAAGACCGTCATTACGGCGCTCAAAAGAGATACCGAACGGTTTTGGCTTCTCCGAAATCGCCTTTTCGGGCTGTTCCGGGGCAGCATCGGGCTTAGCGGGTGCGGATTCCTTAGAGTTCTTTCCCGCTTCTGGGGTTGCCTTCGCTCCACGGGCCTCGTTGAACCTCTTCTCCCAGCCGTCCTTTAGGCGCTGGTTACCCGACTGAGGTACCTCAGTCAGGTCGGATACAGGTACCTTGTAGCGCTCCAGCGTAGCATCATCGAGGAAGTTCCCGCGCTCAAAGTTTCCTTCAGCGGTCGGAACGGCGTAAGCTGTGTCGCCTTCCTGTCCAATAACGTAGAACTGCTTGTTTGCAGGCTGGCCCTTACGCTTTACACGTGTGCCTACAGCGAAAACTGGGGCTTTGGTAGCAGCATCAGGCTCAACCAGCGAAGGCGTTGGTGTGTCTTCTACGGGCTTAGCAGCCTCAGGGGTAGCCTCCGGTGCCTTTTCAGGCTGCGGGACGCTCTCAGGGGCCTTTGCTGGCTTCTCAGAGGGTGTAGAGTTCTTCTGATCGGCGGGAGGATTCACTTCGGGAGTAGCTGGAGCCTCTGAAGCAGGGCTTTCCTTGGATGGGGCAGCATTCTTGCGCTCATCACCCTTGGCAAGCAGTTCATCGGCCATAGCCTTATAGCGGTCGCCCTCAGCATCCTTGAACTGGTCATAGGATCGAGTAGCAAGACGCATAGCGCCGTCTACCTGACGCTGTTCATCAACAGTCAGGCCATTTTCGTTGTAGGATTCGGGAACCGCTGGGGCTTCTGGTGCATTTACGGCTGGAGCAGAGTCCTTTGGAGCCTCAGGAGCGCTTTCCACCTTAGGCGCAGAGTTACCTTTGGCGATTGATTCAGCAAGAACACTATTCTCTTCCGAACCGATAACGTGGCTAGATGTCTCTGCCCCATTCGAGTCCTGTACGATGAAGTTCCAGTCGCCGTTTTCGTCCTGTCCCATGGTGACATGGTACTGATTCCCATCGGCAGCGGACACGTCAAAGCTGGACCCGTCGATGGTATCGGTCGTGTCCTCTGGTGACAGTGCATCCTTGGCGTTGGAGATATCCTCAGACGCCTGCTCAAGCTGGGCAAGACCATCAACGATATCATTGACAGGCGTAGCCTTAGGCTGTGGTGCCTCTTCAGGGGCCTTGGAAGTGTCCTTTACGGGCGTTTCGGGCGTCGGCTGGGCTTCCGGTGGGTTTGCAGCCTCCGGGGCGCTCTGGGGGGCTTGTGTGGCGTCTGAGGGTGCTGAAGGCTCGTTGTTAAGCTGATCCTCAGGGACTTCGCGGCCAACGTGGTCAGACTGAGCTTCAGGGGCGGTGGGTTCGACCACTTTTTCTTCGCTGGACGGGCGCTCTGCATACTTCTCATTCGAGACCTTATCGCCAAGCGCGTCCTTGAGTCCCGTTGTGGCAAGGATAACCTGATTGGATAGGCCAACTGTTACAGTATCGGTGTGCTCATCAGGGTTGCGTCGGTCGGCAATCGTGTGAGTACCTGCCATCTGTACCACGGCGTAGCGGTTCTCGGAGATCGCAATGACCTTACCGATGATAGGACCCTCGCCGTCCTTGTTCAGACGCTCGGTTTCCTTGGTGGCCCAGTTACGGCCAATGGAGAATGGCTTGGTAGGGTCAGCACCGGCAGGGGCGATAAGCTCGTCCCCTACCTTCAGTCCTCGGGCAGGGCTGTAGATGGACTCGCCGTCGTGACGGGTAATGTATGTGTGCCCGTCAGAGGTCTCCGTGATGCCGTAGTTAGCCGCAAGGTGTTGTGGACCCTTTAGCTGGTCCATGTGGTCTGAGTCGGCCTCAGCGTTCGGTCCTGCGTCTACATCGGCAACCTTTGATGGCTTTGCTACGTCAGGGGTGTGTCCAGCGGAAGGGCCACTGGGGGTTAGCGAAGCCTTCTGATCGACAACCTCAATGTTGTGAGCCGGGACGGACACAAGCGACGGCTCATTCGGATCGTTGTGGTCCTTGTTGAGGCGGACTAGGGCATTCTCGCCCTTAGTTCCGACAACGATACCTGCCACGTCCCTCTTGAGACGGCTGGAGAACCATTTTACCCCGCCGCCCATCTCAATCCAGCGTCCGTGCTTATCTCTAAGCTGTAGCTTTACAAGCGCTCTGCGCTTGGCTGTGTCCATGTTCCATGCCATGTAATTACGGCTCCATCAGTGTAGGAGGGGCTTGTTCGCTTGTTGCAGTTGGTTCTATTGTATCAGACTCGGCTCCCGCTGGCGGTGCTGGAGTTGCACCGGGTGCTGCTGGGTCACCGCCTACGGCATTCTGGAGTGCGTTTGCGCTTGCGGGGTCTGAGCTTGCGAGTGCCTGTTGCTTAGCGGCGTTCTTCAAGTCCTCAGGAATGAAGCTGTTGAGAAGTGTCTCAGACATTGCGTCTGAGATGATGGCGCGTTCCTCGGCCATACGCTGTGCACGCTCAAGATCTGTAGGAGCATCCTGCGGTGTGAATCCGTGGGCACGGAGTACCGCCTCGATGCCAAGTACCTTTAGCCCATAGAGTGTTACAGCAGCTTCGGCCTTGGAAGGCTTGGCTGTGATGGCGGAAGGGTCATACCATACTACGGCTCGATTAACAATATCTTCGTCCCAACCCTGCTTGCGTAGGGCTGGACGGAGGAATCCGATGGTGAGGCAGTCACAGATAAGGAGCACAAGCGGCTCGATGTGGGCCTTATATAGCTGCTCCTCGATGACGATAGCGTTAGCGTACTTGACGTTGGACATACCCGCCGCAACATCCTTGGGAACATCAAGACCGGAGAGAATACGGTCAAGAATACGGTCAGAACGTAGCTCGTGGCGCGGGTCAACATGGCGCTCAAAGGTTATGTGTCGGATCTTATCACCAAGATCGTGCGGGCCACGGATGATTGTCGGTACAAGTGTGGCTCCCGAAGATACATCCTCAACCGGGGTAACAAGCCCAGCAACTAGCTCTTCTTCGAAGGACTCATCTACAATCTCAGCAGACTGGCCGTCATTTACCGTCTCTGAGTCAGACTCGGTACTATTGGACAATCCGTCTGGCACGAACAAAAGTCCAGCGTTCATGCGGGACTTCGTGGATGCTGAGGCAGCGCGGTCCTCTAGGAGAAGCTGGTCGCACATATCCAGAATACCACGGAGAGATGAATCGGCCTCATCAGAGAAGCGAGGGTGGTTTCTCCAGATACGGGAAGCGTATCCGTTTGTTGGCAGCGGGATGTACTCAGACGGCTTGGCATCACGGCGCGGCTTGATAGAGACCTGTGCATTCTTACCGCCAGTAGCAGTGATCTCTTCAACAGACCTGATCTGGTACTTGGACGGCTCTCCGGTTGAGAATCGGGCAGGCTCATTGACCAGCCAGCACTCACCTGTGATGAACATGTTCAGTGCGGCGCTACGGAGGAGACCAGCAGTCCCACCGCTACCGGATTCAAGAAGGTAGAGGATATCCTGAGCTTGCTGCTCAAACTCGGGATCGAGCTTCTCGACAGTGCTAATATCTGAGGGGGCGTTTGACGACTTCTCCACATACCCCACGTAGAGGTTGACACGGGAAGTAACAGATGCTATGAGGTTGGCAACGTACTTGATCTCACCAATGAGGTCGTAGTATTCCCATGCCTCTTGCTGCCACTTGTCCGACTGTCGGCGCTTGTTAATAGCGTCCACTTCTTTTTTATTCTTCATATCAACACGGGTGGCTGATGCAGTCAGGGCACGCGGAGCATTATAGGCTAGGACAGCAGGGGAGAGTGCACCCGTGGCTGACGAAGAGGGAAGTTTCGAAAAGATTGATTTTGGCATGTCTTCTCCGTGGAAGATTGAGAGCTATTCCCTCAATTCTACCACGAAGATAGACTACCACGGCTTTACCTATCAAGGCCTTTAGTGTACACTACGCCCGTAACAGCAGATGCGGCAAGCGCTCCGGACACGATGTTGGCTGTTTCAGGGCTGATACGGCGCAAGGCGAAGATGGTCAGCCCTGCCCAGACGGAGATACACCATGGGCACCCGATCAAATAGGACAGTTTGGAGTCCCTCGGGAACTTGGAATAGATCAGGTTCCGGAGGTCTTCCGTAACCCTGTCCTCCATGACGAGCCGTGTGAGCCTGTAGGAGGCCGCAATATCCATCAGGACAGTGACGGCGCTCAAATGGTACTCTGGGGGCTTAGAGCGGCCTTCAGGTGCTTCCCACAGTATGATGTGCCCTGATAGAAGTACGCCACGTGGTTCTCTGCGGGGGCGGACAGGCCTTCGGAGAGACAGTAGATACACCCAGTCTGAACGGCGTCACCAGTCTGGATGTGCCCCTGAAGGGATGAGTTGAAATTTGGTGCTTTTGGCGGCATGATTCCTTTTCTTGTTTATCTTGGGTGGACTTCTGGAACTCCCGCAAAAGGGAATAGTCCTCGGATGCGAGAACCACAGCCACAGTTAGGGGCGCGTGTGATGAGGAAGATTTGATCCGGGGTAGTTACAGTGTACCCTGTCTTGTTCGAACCTTCAAAATTGACAGTAGGTTCAGCCACAATAGCCTTAGGGCCGTAAAGCGTGTCATCAATGATGTAGAAGTAGGTGTCGGTGACGATTACCCTGTATTCCTCATGGACGGGCTGGAAGAGTCCTTCTACGGTCGTGATGGCAGCAGGGAAAAGGTCAAGCCAGACTTCGTTTGCTGGTTCCACGTCGAGCGTGAATGCCATTATGCGTGCTTCCTGAGTCGCTGCTTAATGGAGGAATCGGACACTCCACAGTATTTGGCAAGCTGAGTGCGGGACACGCCCTGATCACTATACTCTATGAGCTTTACTTCTAGCTCTGTGGCAGCTTTACGTGACGCTGCGTTACGGTCAGTGTATCGTCTGACTCCGGATGCGAGGGTGGCTAGGTATTGAAGCTCTTGGATCTGCTCTAGCTGGAGTGTGTATTTCTTTGAACTGTTCTTTCTCTCCTGTCTGGGGGCCAGCGGGAGAGTCGGGACTTCGGGTAGAGGCGTCCCTTCCTCATATTTCTTTTCCCATCCCTGTGCGGCTGTCCGCGAGACTGAGAAGGGTTCTGCTATGGCCCTCAAGGGCCAGCCTTCAATCCGTAGCGCTTTGACTAGCGCATAGAAATCTTCCGTGCTGGTTCCCTTGAGGCCCACAAGCTGGTCTGTGGTCCCTTGAGGCAGGCACGGAAGCTTATTATCATTTGACATATAAACTCCTTTTGCCTCTAGTATACCACTTATTTCTTGATGTTGTCAAGCTCCTCTATGCGTTTCTTGGCCTCATCGAAGTTGAACCGCATGCAGAAGTTGTTGACAGGTGCGAGACCTTGATGCAGCCCTCTTACATCACCTAAGGTGTGTTTTTCATCACCGTGGACGTATGTTCCGTACATGCTCATGTGGTAATGACCATGGATCAAGATACGCGGTGTGGTGACATCGGTAACACGCTGCAACATCTTCCGGTGCTCAGTACAGGTGGCCACCATCTCAGCACCGAAGTACCTGATGGCGTCTAACTGGCCTCGAAAGTCATCCGTGACCGAGTTGGGGGCACCGTAGGGTGAATCATGCGTGAACATGATGTCTACGGGGCCACCAGACTGGGCGGTGAGGACATCCTCTTCCGTCAGAAACTCCCCAGACCACCACGAGTAGCCCTCACGACGGTGTTTCCGGTCGATGGATGCTGCCCCACCTAGGGCAAGGAAGGACAGACCGTGCCAGTCCCAGCGGTAGCCACGCGGTATGTACGTGATGTTGTTACGCACATACCGCGTTCCGTCTTCCAGAATCTTCTTCTCATAAAGTCTTGGGAAGTTTTCATGGTTTCCGTCGATGAAATAGAGTTGAATATCCCACTGCTCCAGAAGATGTTGCTGCTGGTTCAGGAAAGGCTTGTCATTTTCCCAGATTCCGTAGTCCCCGACCTGAAAGATGGTGTCAAGGCCGAGTTCCTTGGCGTGACGGATTGCCTTATCCATCTGGGAGAAGCTGCCATGGACATCACCGACAACCAGAACGTCAGTCTGGGGTTCTCTGAACATTAGGAGAGGATACCGTTTCGGGTCAGGAGGGCAGTGTGGGCCTTCAGGGTGGACCGGACCTCAGCGTAGGTCTGTTCCTTGAGGAACTTTCCGTTCTCCCAGACAGGCTGGATGACGCTGAGAGCGATCTGTTCTGGGGTTGCTTCCTGAACTAGGTACAGGTCTCCAGAAGCGTACTGGAGAGCCGCCAGACGGCCCGTAGCGGACTTCTTGGTGCCGTCGTCAGTCTCCGGGTCCTTCTGAATGTTGCGATCTTCACCGTCTACGGTAACGAAGGTTGCCTTGACGGCAGAACCGAAGGTGTCTCGGGTCACCATCTGGTAGGAGTAGGAGCCGATGCCAGCAACCCAGTTGATGGAAGCGAAGCCCTTGGCACGCAGACGGGCATTGATGTCTTCAATGCGCTCCTTGTACATCCCATCTCCGTAGATCAGTCCGATCTTGGACGACAGAACCTTGAATCCCTCCGCATTGGTGTGTCCGCCGAAGAGGTCCCACAGGGCTTCGATTGCGCCCTTTTCGTAGAAGGTCTTGCCGTGAAGCTCACGGTCGGTGCCGCAGATGATGTCAGCCGGGTCACCAGAGTCCGGACGGATGACGAGCTTTCCGTCACGCTTGATGATCTTCTCGTACAGGGCCGGAAGGAAGTCCTCAATAACCTGACGAAGGCTGTAGGTGTCCGCAACAACAGACAGAATTCCCACAGGGAAGAGATCAAGCTGGTGTTCGAAGGCACCAATCTCGTTTGCACGACCAAAGGCACACATTACGGAGTGCTCGGTGGCCGGAACGGATGCGGCGATCAAGCCGTTGTTCTCTCCGGGGTAGTAGTAATTCACCCACGGAACGACCGGAACAGCGTCCGAACCGTAGAAGGACAGAAGGTGTGCGGCACCTGAGGACATTGCTGCCTCGCGGTTGACCTGTCCACGGTAGGAGAAGTCGTGAAGCTGGAAGTCTACGCCTTCAATAGGCTCTCCGGTTGCGATAGCTGCCTTCTCGAAGACACGGCGCAGACTGTGGGCAATGGTCGCCACGGTGGACGGGTGCCAGATTCCAGCGGACAGGTCGGACTCGACGTAGTTGACGAGCCATGCGAAGTCCTCGTGAGTGGCGCGGATCAGCATGGAGGGTACACCGATGGGTACGAGCGTACCTTCCGGAACCTGAGCGAACTGGAGAGGCAGGTAGCCCAGATCGTGCAGGTCTTCGATGTGCTCCAGCGTGAAGCCGGGTGAAACGAAGGTGGACACGGCGTCCTTGTACTCCTGAACGACCGTGGCCTTGTCAGCAGCGAAGAAACGCTCATAGGCTTCCGTCAGATCCTTGAGCCATGCCTGAAGACCGAACTGAACGACGTGGTTGATGCCCTCAACACGGGACTTACGGGACGTGAAGTTGGATTCCACGTAGGTCAGACCCTCTGGATACATGATCCGGTGGGAAAGCTTGTAGCTGTCGGTATTCAGGAGCGGGTTAATGGTGAACATTTAGTTCCTTTCGTAGTCTTTGACTTAATAATTAGAGCTTAGCAGGGATGGAGAATTAATCCAAATCGTCGTCGTCGTCGTCGTCGTCGTCATAGAGGTCGTCCCAATAATCACAGTCGCAACCACAGCAGACACAACAGCCACATGATAGGTAGTCGTCGGCGTACTCGTCTTCGTCGTAGTCGTCGTCTAGTTCGTCGTAGTCGTCCTCTAGTTCAAGGTCGAGATCTTCGTCCGGTTCCATCAGCCCCAAACCTCATCGTAGGCTTCGGGCATCAAGTAGCCGTCGTGCGGGTAGAATTCACCCTGAACACCCTGAATGAGGAAGTCGCCGTCCTTTACGCCTACCCACGTGTCGTGCAGGTAGTCATACACTTCAGCCGTGATGACCGAATCCTCTACATCCTTGATATCGCGGACGCGGAAGTGCTCACCGATAAACTCGGTGATTTCCGAAAGGGTAGACAGGTCCTGAGAACCCTTGTACTGGATCGCTCGAATGGAGAGGGGCTTCTTACGGTACGTCTTTACTGGCATATTCTTCTTTCAGTACTTGATCTGGGACATGAGGAAACGGATGACATCGAACTTCCAGAACACAGGGTACTGGTCGAGATCGGGTCCGTTGAGTAGGCGGCGCGGCGCGTAGGAGTTGGTGGTGAAGACGTAGCCGAACTTCTCGGGCAGGTTCTTCAGTGCGTCCTTAGAGAATACCCCATGGGACACGTAAAGGTCAAGCTGGCCCTTAGGCAGGCCGATTGCGTCAGCCAGACCAAGGAAGGTTCCGCCACCGTCGCAGATGTCGTCCACGATGAGGTAGTGGCCGTCCGTGGGAAGACCCTCTAGGGAGAAGTTGGAGAGGCGTCCGGTCTCTTCGTCGCGGGATTTGGTGGCCGTGTAGACCGGCAGACCGGCGAGGTCAGCCATGGCGGTTGCACGGTCCACAGCGCCCTTGTCGGGGGCAATGATACCCGTGTACCCGTTCAGGACGGCTTTCATGTGGGGAAGGGCGAAGAGTTCGCTGGAGTACTGAACCGAGAGGGTTTCGTACGCGGACAGGTACTGCGCGGTGACCTCAGAGTGCGGGTCGAAGATGATGATCTGGTCGATCATCATGGAGTTGATGAACTCAGCGTAGATCTCCAGACCGAACGGCAGTCCACGGTCAGCGCGTGCGGCTGGCATGTACGGCATGATTAGGACGGACTTGACCTCGTGGTCTTCACCGGCGAGATAGTCTGCCCACATAGCCAGTTCGAACAGGTCATCGTGGATCGACGTGTGGTCGGGCTGAAAGATGGCGATCTCGACGGGCTGGAGGATTCGGTCGTAGTTGCGCTTGATGTGCTTCTCCCCAGCGGGGAAGGTGAATGCGGACAGGGCGGAATTGAGGATCTCGCCGTTGGATTCTTTTGCTTTGAAGGTAATCATTATGCTTGTAGTCTAGTCCTTTTCTTGGAGAGTGTCAAATCAGAGAACCCAGAAGGTCCCAAGGAAGATGATGGCCGCTGTGTTTATTGCCAGATGAACCGCGTTGTCTGCAATTATCATGACCCAAGTGGCGAGCCATGCTGGGGTTTCGGCCGGAAAGCCGGTGGTCTTCATGGTCTCGCGGGACGGACGGAATTCCTTTGGGGCGAACTGGTTTTTGAACCACATCAGGTGACGTGCCAGCCGGTAACGGTCAATGATGATGTGGGTTACCACGATGACCAGCAGTGCTGCTACGGAGTGCGTAGCCACGATGAACGGGATTCCGTACGTGACGCCATGGAGGATGGCGTACTTCCAGCTTGAGGTTTTCTGAGTCGCCATGGCATGGGTTTGCAGGATGTAATCGCCAAAAAGGTGCGCGATCAGGGACAGGATGAGTGCTAGTTCGAGTGTGATGGGTTTACTTCCATTTCCAGAAGAACATGACGGGGCCAAAGGCCACGCCGATCTTCTTATCGTTTTCGTAGAGAGGGCGGGGCTTGTACCCGCCCGGCCAGTAGCGTACATGGTCCCAGTCCCAGCGGAAGCCGCACTCGGTGGTTAGTTTGAAATTCATAATTATACCTCTACTCGTGTGATCGGGAAGCAGTGTTCGGTGGTGGGTTTGCAGAGGTCCAGCCCTTCGTCCCAGTGGCCCTCTTCGGGGTTGCGGAAGGTTGCGTAGAGATGGCCGACAGACTTCTCAAGGTCGCTGTACCGGGACACGATCTCCTCATCTTCGGTGACGTTCCGGACGATGGTGCGCAGGGCCTGTAAGAACTCGGCCTCACTGACGTGCCCATAGGCTACCCATACTCCGGGGTCCAATTCGATGATCGGAATATCCGTGTAGGCAGGGTATCCGTGGAAAAACTCTTTGATGTGGGCCTCGCGCTCTTCGAAGTGCTGGACCGTGGGATACTCCGTGTAAAACAGCTTGATGGTGGTGATGGCAATGATCAGTGCAAATAGTCCGGAGATACCTAGGCTGGCGATCCACCCGAACAGCGGGACTCCAGTGAGGAACGTCAGGGCAACCACTGCGGCTGGGATGACAATGGCGATAACCCGGCTGACCCAGATGACCCACTTGTCCTCGCTGTAGACTTGCGGCCAGCGCCATGCTGTGCGGTAAGCCTTGATTAGGGCGTGATCCTTCAATTTCTCTCCTGAGTTTGTCGTTGTTTCATCAGTTTACCATAATGTGAGAGAGAATGGAAGTGACGGGTGTTACATGTTTTCGAACGCGGTACCCCGCCAGAAGCTTGTCTCCTTCGCGCTGATACTCATGTAGTGGTCGTACTGTTCTTGGACCCTAGCAATTTCGGATCGGGTTACATTATCTGGGGGCGTAGTGCTTTCCAAGACCCTTTTGTTGGCCAGTTGATTCTCGCGCCTCTGGTCGGACATCTCCTGCACAATCAGGCCCTGAAGACGTGAAGGTTCCGAATGTTCCATGATTACCTGCCCCATGGCGTTCTTCATTGTGAAGGAGTCACCTTCAGTCGCCCAGTGGTTCAGGTTCTCCAGAGCGGAGGTTGCCTTGCTGTTGACACCGCCTGACCAGATCCATCCCTTGCCGTCGGCCAGACGGAACCAGATCGGATTACCCTTGACTTCCTCATAGGAGATCCAGCCATTGACCGTGACCCACGAGTTGTTCTCAAGGTTATCCACGATACGGGAGTATTTGGTCGGAAGCTTGCGTACGTAGAGTCCATGGACGTTGACCAGCCGGTGTGCGTTGGCCGGGTTTGCAGGCCCACCTACATGATGCGCTGAGAGGGCCTGTATGTCGTTCTCCCGGCTTTGCAGGAGTGCGGTGGCCTTCCGGTCCTCAGCGGCCTTTATATACGCTTGTTCGGCATTGAAACGCGCTAGACGGGCCTTCTCGTTGACAGTCCAGACCTCCATCCCCTTTGCACGCTTGGCAGCGGCTATCTTCTCTGCTGCTGCGGCTTTACGGGAGTCCTCTGCGGCTGTGATTGCCTTGAAGTGGTCTTCCCACTCCTTAATTTCCATCCAGTGCTTGTCTCTGTTCTCCAGACGGTTGTCTTCAATGGCCTTGTCAATAGCCTTAGTGACCTCAAGGCGCTTGCTCGTGAAGGTTTCGAGCTTTCGCTTGGCTTCGATCTCTCGGGCCTTGACGTTGGAGTATCGGTGGATACTCTGGGCGCGGGCCAGAGTCGGGTACTTCAGGTGGTCGATCTGCTTGGTCCCGAGTAGGTACGGGTTGACGAACTTACGCCCTACCATGTACGAGATGATGAACAGGGGCAAGAGGATAATGAGGAATTCCATGGTTCCTTTCACGGAGAGGCTACGTTGTTGTCTTTAGTGTATAGCCTCTCCGTGCGGGTGTCAACTCACCGGGAGGGCGGGATGTCCTTCTGCATCGTCACATCGGGTCGGGCACAGAGGGCCGCGTACTCGTCGTGATCTGCCTGTGCCAGTGCGAGCCACGTGGGATTACCTGACCGCTTAGCTTGCCCAAGGATTCGGGCCTTGTGGAGCAGGGTGGAGTAGAAGACATAGGTCTTAGTGGGCAAGAGCGTCCACATCCCACTCGAATTCGATCTCGCGGACCTCATCGGCGTGGAGAACTACGACGGGTCGCTTGTCCTCATCAATGAAGATAAGGTGGTGGTTTTCGAAGAGGCAGTCATCTGCCCCTATGTCATCGACCTCGCCGTTGGGACGGGTGACGTAGTAGCGGTGGTTAGCCATTACATGATCTCCTCTTGCTGGACAAGAACAAAATGGACCTCTGAGTCGTCAAAGACCTGCTTGAAGATGTGCTCGACGTTGTGCTTTTCCAGCCCTGCAATGCCACAGCCGATCCACGGGAGGCCTACGGACTCGAATTCCATTTCCTCAGCATCGAACAGGGTGGTGATTGCAGCCTGCTGGAGTAGGCGATAGTCCCCGTTCCGTCCGGGCATGATCTGGGAGAACATGTTGTAGATCGTCATGCCGTTGATGGAGATATCGATCTCGTAGAGGCCATCCCCATCGGGTGTAAAGGTGATCTGGTGGTCCTCCGGACGGTAGATATGCACCAGACCACCAAGGGACGGGCCGAACTTCTGGCACCTTTCCTTGTACTCTTCGTACATGTCAGGCCAGTTGTTCTTGAAGGGTACGGCGATACCGGCTCCCATGAGGCCCTGAGTGTTGACACCCTGTGCGAGTGCGTCGAACTTGAATTCGGGGTCGAAGAGGTCGCCCTGAATAATCTGGAAAGTCATTTTTGTCCTTTACTTTTTCGTGAGTGTAAGTGTTGCGCGGAAGATGTAGTCGTGGCCCTCAAAGGGCGTGATGTCGTGGAGTTCCGCGTCCACGAGGTCTACTGCCGTATGCGCTTCGTCACATCCAAGTACCTTATGGCCGTAACCGTAAATGGCGTCGTCGATGATGTCCTGCTGATCAGTCTCCACAAGTGGGTCGGAGAAGAACGTCACAACGTCTGCCCCTGCATCGGTAAGGGGGACGTAGGTCTTCATGACGCCAATGGTGGGAAATACTTCTACGAGACCGAGAAAGAATTCGCTAGGGGCTTCCAATTTGTCCTTTAATTGTTGTGGATGTGCGTGATTTTAACGATACCGCGCTCAAAGAGATGGTATCCGAAATGCTCTGAGCCGGGGTCAAGCTCCAGCCTGACGTAGCGTCCGATGGCGGATTCCCCACCGAAGTATCGCATGAACCGGTACAGGTTCGATCCGGGAAGTACACTGGCGATTTTGATAAAGCCAAAGCCCTTGGTGAAGGACATAAATTGGTATCTACCCACTACTTCCACGATCCTTGGTTGTAGTAGTGTTTCTTGGCATGGATTTCGCCGTTTTCGAAGTAGAACCTGCCGCCAGTGAAGGGCTTTCCGGTGATTTCCTTGCCGAGACCCGCCTTTTCGACCAACTGGGGCAGGTACTCGGGTATCTGGGAGGAGGATTGGAGCCACATATCGGCTACGGGTTCGGCGCGTGGGTCGTGGTAGGCCTGAAGGTGCCAGTCGCTCATTGTTTTCTCCTTAGTTTGTCGGTGCGCGTAAAATCAGTATACCGTTTTACGGCGTACGTGTCAACCAATTAATAACTTTCATACCCTTTTGGTAGACAAGGCCTTGTGCTTCGACCTGCTCACGGACAAGATGGTCGTGCTTGTGGCAGGTCATCTTGCCGGTTGTGGGACGCTCCGGATCATTATACATGGTGTACTCTCCGGTTTCAAATCCGGCGAACATCTCGCCACAGCCCGGAAAGGGGCAGGGCAGGTAGAAGTAACCGGTGCTGTTGGCAAGCGCTTTAGCTGCGTAGCGCGGTAGGGGCATCAGTCTGCCTCATATTCAGAGCCGTTTTCGAGTACGGAGTAGAGATTGGTGGAGTTTGCGTACAGATCTGCATCATTTTCCGGCATGTCGGCCTTTCAGAGTGTGTTTGTGCCACGGACGCTTGTTTGAGTCTTTTTCGGCCTGCTGTTGCGTGGCCATACGCTGGATACGGGCAAGTATGGCCCTGATTCCGGTGGCATTATCCGCCATTTTTCTGCTCCAGTTGGCGTTTGAGGTCCTCGATTTCGAAATCCTTGGCGAAGATTTCAGTTTCGAGTTCGTCCCGGAGGTTGGTGGTGAAGTGGAAAAGCTGCCAGAAGTTCTCGGCCTTGTGATACAGGTAGCGCCAGTCGGCCTCTTGGGAGATGCCCTGTTCATGGCGCTCCAAAATAGCGTCAAGAAGGGCACGCTTCCGCTCGAAGATGGGATTATCCGGGTCGGTGGGCCAGCTATCGTAATCGGGCTGGCGAGGATGGATGTACTGCTCGGGCACTAGTTGCGCTCCCGGAGGGACAGGATGCCGAGGGAGATGGACGTAAGCAGAGCGAAAGCGGCGATGGTGAGGACCGATACGACACCAATGGTGATACCTACTGCAAGGCATACGAGGGCTACGATAAGGTTGCCGAGTGCGAAGAAGATCAGGTAGAAAGACCACTGGGCGAAGCGGGAAACTTCCTGCTTCGGTGCTGCCGGAAGGGTGGGTTTGTTTGCGGTGTTCGTGGTATTTGTGGTCATGATCTTCCTGTTCTCGTAGGTGTCCCCACATATGGGGCAAAATATTTCGTGGGTGCTGTTCGTTTCGAAGTGCATGGTATGCATGTGGCCGAACTGCCATAGGAAGTATCTCACAGGGCCGGTGCGCCCATGTAGTATCGTACCTCAAAGTCGAGGAAAAGGGAAAGCGTGGGGCGGGAGACTTCGGTGAAGTAGAAGGTCTCGTACGCGTTCTCGCCCTCTTCAACGAAGAGTTCAGGAAGGGACTGGCCCTCTTCGGGACCGGCGAGTTCGATGGTGGAGATGAAGTCTTCAATGGCCTCGGGAGTGTCCGACTTGACAATGACGTTCTGTGTGTTGGGTACCGGCGTGAAGTCGTAGCCGTGGTCAGGAGTCTGAAGGATGTACGTATCGTTGATCATGCTTCTATTCTAGCACCATTGTCCGGAAACACAAAACGCTCCTCTCGGGTTGTGAGAGGAGCGTTGCTGTGTTGGTTAGCCTACTACGTTGTCTTCTTTGATGATCTGTACCGGCTCGGGGCTGGCCTGCTCTGTGGAGGTTGTCACAGAGACGGGAGGGCTGGCTTGGATCGGGCTACCGGAGTTGGAAGAAATCGTGGCGTCCGTGGTGATGTCAACCTTGCCCTCAGTCTGGGAAGGGGAGACAACAATCGAACCCGGAGTAGTGATCGCTTCGAACTTCGTGGCAATGTTCTTCACGAGGAAGATATAGATTGCCTGACCATAACCGTAGATGGCAGGTGCCGCAAGGAAAAGCTGGTAAATATTTGCGATACCGCCTGTAAATAGCACATATGTGAGTGCAATGGCAATTGCTACTCCCCATGCCACAAGGGACTTGACTTTAGGCGACCAGTTTACACGGTTGATTCCGGCGTTGATAAACGGGGAAATGATGACAAAGAAGGCGATTGCGCCTAGAGTGATGGGTTCCATTGATGTTCCTTACGGTACTTTTACTAGTGGGGCGGTTGTTGCGGTTGGTGCTGGCTTGGCTGCGGCAGTGTCCGGGGTACAGTCAACCGTGGTGGAGAGGGACGAACCGTCAGCCATCGTAATAGTAAGTGTATCACTCTGACAGGACAGCTTGGTGATCGTGTTAACAATAACGCGACCGGCTGGCTTGACATCACCGTTGCTGTAGGTCACCTGAACGTATCCGGCATTATCGACCTTCAGGTCAATGACCGAGATACCGTCAGCGCCTTTCGCGCCGGTCGGTCCTGCTGGGCCGGTGGCACCTGTCGCGCCATCCTTTCCGGAGGGGCCAACAACCATGCCGACATTCTGCGTGGTGCCGTCCGTGAACCGGATGATCAGGTTACCGGAGTCGAGACCGGCAGAGAGAATTCCCCTGCCGTCCGTTCCGTTGATACCGTTGATGCCGCTGGCTCCCTCTTTACCGACGACTTTGCCGACGTTTTCCGTGGCTCCGTCAGTAAAGTTGACCAGAAGGGCACCATCGGGCGAGATATTGAACGATGTTACTCCTCGTCCTGACTCCCCCTTGGCCCCTGCTGAGCCTGTGAGGCCGGTAGCGCCGTCCGTACCGTCTTTGGGGATCACAGCCACCGTTGGGTTGGCGGCAATCTTACGGGCCAGCACGCAAAGCTCTTGGTCCGGGTAAATCTTGCAGGTGTCAGAATCTTTCGTCTGATCTGCCTGAACTTGGGAGTTGGAGATAGCAGCCTTTTCGTTCTGCTTCACCGTCCCGATATACATAAACAGCAGTGCACATAGTGCGAGAACCCCTAGGAGTCCTAGTGTAACGTATCTAGTTACCTGCTTTAGCCTTAGTTCAAGGGCAGATTCTTTAGATAAGTTATCTATGTTATCCTCTTGCATCATTAACTCCTAGTCTGGCTTCAGCCGCCTCTGCTCGACGCCTTTGCTGGTCTTCTCGGTCCTCAGCTTCCCTACGTTCTCTACGTAGGGTGTCTACTAGATCTTCTTTCTCTTGGAGTTCATCCTTAAGATCAAGATTTTCGGCAGTCAGTCGTTGGAGCGAACCATTGATGTCCGTTCGCACCCCTGACTCCTGCTTGCGTAGGTAGAACAGGAGCATTAGGACAATCCCTACGATGCCGCTGGGGTATCCTGCGGTGCCTAGAATATCTAAAAACTTGTCCACCTTAGATACCCTCCTTATCTATCTGCAAAAAAGAAAAGACGTAGCCTTGGTTGGCTACGTCTTTTCGGGTGTTCTTACAGTATAGCAGATGGGGAATGTGGGCTGGGTTACTCAGGGACGCGGAGTGCTACCCAATTCCATGCAGAATTGGCCTTATTGTGCTCTTCTGCGGTAAGTTTTGCGGACTCCTCATCCAACATTACGGAGACGGGTACACCTACAGCTTCGTTCTGGGGATAGAGAGGTACAACAATCCACTCCTTGGGCTTCGGAGGGAGTTGGAGCGTGGTCCAGTCGGCCTTGGAGAGGAAGGTAAGGGTGTCGAAGACAATTGCGCTGGCTGCGGCGGAATCGTAGTCATCGATGTAGCCGTCTCCGTCAAAGGAGCCGGTGACTGCCTCATTGGCGATCAGGGCCTTGTCGATCTCCTGATCCCAGCCAGAATTACCGAATGGGCGCTTTCCGGAGAAGCCTTCCGTCTCGATGAAGAGGGTATGCAGGAGGGCGGTGAAATACTGGCCGATGGTGGCTGCGTTTGCATCATTCTTCCCCATCGGGAGGGAAAGGATCTGCTGCGGGGTGTAATCTCGGGTCTTGGAGGTCATTTACGCTTCTTCCGGGGTTAGGTCGTGGATGATATGGGCCAGACGGTTGATTTCGTCGTGGAGATCAAGGTTCTGGTGGCTCAGTGATTCGTTCTGGGACTGCTGGAAGCGGATCAGATTGGATGAGGCCCGTTCAAGGCTGTCGAAGGTGTCACGAAGGCGATTGGCAGTGCGTGCCTGCTCAATCAGATACTCCATGTCCTCGTCAAGGGTGCCTCTATCGTTGGCGTCCTCTTCGATGGCATTGATGCGGTCGATATGCTCCTGAATCTCGGGCGTGTTGGTCAATTCTTGTCCTTTTCTTGCGAGTGGTCGGTGAAATTGAAGATTTCTATTTCCTTGAGGCAGATTTCTATCTCCAGATCGGAGACGATCTGGTCCGAGATGGCTACGGCGTGGCGTAGGCGCTCATTCTGGGAAATTAGCTGGTTGCAGGCGACCATAAGCTGCTGGAAAGACTGGGAAGCCTCTGCGGCAGGCATTTTTATGCCGTTCCGCTGGCACTCCCGAAGCCGATGATGGATGTGCAGGTAAATGGAGGCCGGATCTGGCGGGTTAGTCTGCATTTAGTGGGGGTTGGGTCGGGTCAGGGTAGCGGGTGTCGAAGAAATTGGCGTAATTTTCTCGTGCGGTGGCTTCCGAGACCATTTGGGCGTAGATCGGGGTGTCGTGGAGTGGGATTTCAGGCAAAGTAGGTTGCCTTCCGTACTCCGTAGGAGGATGCCTTGCCATGTGCAGTCTCTTCAACCCAATATTCAATAGCGTCGATGGCTGCTTCCTCGGAATCGAAGAGCCTTTCGCGGAATTGGGCTGTAGGCCATCCGGTCATGTTCGCAACCACGACGTAACCGGCTGTTCTGGGGATTGCGGGCATGGGAGTGGAGATTGTGAACTGGTTCAGGAACTCATCGATGATGTCTGAAGACAGTTCAGCGCTGGGAGGGAAGCCAGCATTGATGAGTAGCATGTTTGCGGCCATCAGGCTGGCAAATTTGTCTTTGAAGTCGGCACGGTCGGTGATTTCGAGGGTCATTTAGTGCTTTCTGTGGGCTGGGAGAGGGTGACCTCTATGATGTAGTAGGTTTTGCCCCAGTAATCGGGCGATTTGGGGTCTGCGGACAGGTGCGGGTGGCGGTCTAGGATGTGCTCACGGGTGTGGTGTCGGTTTACGTAGAACGCGTCGTGCAGGATTTCTTTGTTTTCGATGTGGTAGACCGCGAAGGCCTTGCCCTGCTCGGCCCGGTTGTCCTTGTCCAGCCAGCAGTGACACTGGCCATCAGCCATGGAGGCCGCGAATCCGAAGGTTCCTGCGTGATCCTTGGGCAGCGAGAAGGCTACACAGGTGGGTTCGTGGAGCTTGTTGGCCTTGATGATGTCGGTGAGGAAGGCAATTTTCTCGTGAATGTGGTCGAGTTCGTTATAGTGCATAAGCTATTTTACCTTTTTCTGCCGGGTTTCGCAAATCATCCCTGCTCCATGAACTGGGCGCGGAGTTCCTTGGCCTTGTTGCGGTTGGCTGTGAGTTTGATGGGATCGCCCTGCTCGTCTGCCTTGGCGAGTTCGGCTTCTGCACGGGCAAGCTGGGCCTTGAGACGTTCGACCATGGCGGCTTTGTCTGCGGTCCTCTTGGTGGCTTCCTTGGCCTTGCGTTCGGCCTGCTCTGCTCGGTAGGCGGCTTTGAAGGTCTGCGGGTTCTCCACGAAGGCGAAGGGCAGGCTCATGGTCGGCGTGGTGTACTCTCCGTAGGTGTACTGCTGCTCGCCCTCGATGTAGAAGGTCTCGTTATCGACCTCCTCGAAGGTCTCGACCACAAAGTTCTCGAACTCCCGGTAGCCGGTGACGTTCTCCTCAACAATGAAGGCGGCGTAGTCTTTTGCGAAGGGTGTGAGGAAGTTGTGGATATCGCGCTTGGCCTGCTCGAATCGCTCGGCAAAGGTTACGGCTCGGGAGAGGTCTGACATTGTGTGGTCCTTTCGTTGGTCGGTTTTGTCTGAGTCTACAGGAGAGTCGGGGCGCATGTCAACACTGAGCCAGCAGTCACAGCCGTAGCGGAGGGTCTCGGGACGGCTCCGGTAAGTGATTGGCGTGGTCTTGAGCCGCGAACAGGCTCCGGAATGCAGGCCGAATCTGAGGGAGAGATCCCGGAGCGCTTCGAACTTGCGTGCGAGGGTGAGGTCTTCCCAGTTGATGGAGAGCCAGCAGTTACAGTGCTGGATAATGTGCACGTCATAGGTCTCGCCTGTGCGGTTGTTGCGTGGTACTTGGTAGGGCTGCTGGGTGTTGCACAGGGACTCGTGGACCTGACAGCTGTAGTATTCGTCGGCCTTGGACTCGATGTAAGCTGCGTAGACGTGGCTCACAGGCTGCAACCGTCCCCGCCACAGAGGACGATCTCAAACAGGTTGCCCCAGAAGTAAGGGTGGTCTGGGTTGGCGCTGATCAGCGGATTGGAGGTAAGGGTGTCTAGGGCAGCTTCGTAGGTTGCGAAGGTGGTCTCAGTAGCTAGGGTACCTGCCCGCTTGGTGAGGATTTCGAAGTGGAGTGGGTTCGTTGTCATGGGAATACTGTAGCAGAGAGGGAGGAGGTTTACAAGTTGACAAAGGGGTATGTTATGTTTAAATTTAGCTATTCTGGTAAAGGGGCTAGTGCTGTCCTCCAGAACCGATTGCCAAAAGTTTCGAGAATGCCTCCGCATACATCATACCACTACCCTTCAAGGTGGGCCAAACTTTTGTAAGCCCCTAAGCACAGAGGCACTTCACTAGATGAAAGTTCAAACAATTTGATTGTGTTTGTGTTTGTGTTTGTGTTTGTGTTTGTGTTTGTGTTTGTGTTTGTGTTTGTGTTTGTGTTTGTGTAGTGACTCGTGTTGACAACACAACTTACATACACTAGTGTCATACATATCAAGCAACACCAGCCCTACATAGGAGTCACGATGACCTACCTCATCAGCCTACTGGTCGCCCTCTCACTGCTCGTTACAGGCTCACCAGCCCCTGCCTCACAGCCCAGCACAGAGGCCCACACAGTGGCCACACAGACACACACAGAGGTAAGCAGTGACCTTGCTACAGAGGACACTACAGACCCAGCAGTAAACAGTGTGGCTCAGGGTAAGCGCTGGGCAGGCGTGATGCTGGCGTACGCTGGCATAGACCTCAAGGCCAACGTACAGTTGATCTTCAGTAACACATCCAACTGTGGTGCTGATATCTCCACTGTCCACCTTGGAGGTTGTACCTACAACCTAGGTGATGGGAACTACGCTGTAGTGATCTCTCCCGAACTTGCATGGACAAAGGTAGGCAATCACATTCTGTTCCATGAACTAGGGCACACTGTAGGGCTGGACGAATGCGGAGCCGAAGCATTCGCCCACCAGTACGAGGAGGTTGCACTCTGGAGCTACCCGAACTGTGAAACTACAGGCAAGCCGTAGTTACAAAACTTTCATAGCCTATGGGTTGCAACCGCAGCCCATATAGCCTATGCTTGAGTTATCAGCCCCTCCCGAACAAAGGACACACAATGGAAAACATCAAGGCAGCTATGGCGCAGGCCTTCAATATCGAAGATGACTTCAGCGCAGACACAGTACAGGAATTCGCTGTACGTGGTGACGGCAAGCTCTATCTGATCGATCGCGGCACCGTAGAGTTCAGCCGCAGCACCACCATTGAGGCCTATGTCTACATCGTGTATCCGGACGGTGAGACCGTAGCCGAGAAGCTCACACAGCCCGGTGAAGTGGAACTCTGGACGACACACCTAGCCTAGGCGAGTGGCCCCCAGCAATGGGGGCCATTCCCACCAAAAAATTGTAAGTTGCATTCTTCAATAGAGTATGAGACGATTGATTTATCAGCAACCGACCGAAGGAAATAAAATGTTCAAGCTCACCGAAGGCCAGATCATCAAGCTCAACGTCGAACTCGAATTCTGGCAGGCAGATGATTCCCGCGTAGACCGCTCCGACCGCTGGGACTCAGCCCGCGTAGTCGCTATCTGCGACGACGTACAGGAACTGGACAACGGCACCAAGTACCAAAACGTAGACCTCGTTATGGTGGACGGAATGGCAGCAGGATGGGAAGGAAACTTCGATATCGAAGAATCCATGATCGAAGCTTAGGCGGACGGCCCCCAGCAATGGGGGCCAGTCTATTGCCCACCGCAGGCCCTACAGCAGCCCTCACAGCCCCTAGAACACCCACACAGCCACCCACGCCCACAGCCCACGCGTTAGGCCCGCACAGCCCCAGCAAACAGCCCACGCGCAGGGCTTGACACTGCCCAAAAATTGATGGTACTGTATCTACATAACCACCAATCAAGGAGAACAAAATGTACATTGCAGAGGTTGGCTTCTACCACAACAGCATCGGAATCTTCAAGGTAGTAGAGAATCAGGGCACCGGTCGCCGCTACGCTAAAAAGCTCGAAGTCTTCGAAGGCTCCCCTAGCTGGGAATTCGCCCAAGGCGCAGTGACCAAGCTCAAGGCTAACACCAAGCTCTCAGAGGCCACCGCAGCCCGTTTCGGAGCACTCTACGGAACTTGCATCTGCTGCATGCGACTCCTCGACAATGAGGAATCAATTGCACGAGGAATCGGCCCAGTCTGCTTCGCAAAGTATTTCTAAAGGTCAAGGGCTTCGGCCCTTTTCTTTTGCCCAAAATTCCCCAAAAAGTTTTTGCCGTCCTCTAGTGACCCAGCCACGTCCGCTTCATGCCTCAAGCCTCTCACACAATCCAGCCAAACACAAGCCCAAAACAAAACTTTTGTAAGACTTGCGCCCAGCGCAGATATGCCATAGACTATCTACATAACCACAACCAAGGAGTCAAAATGCTTTCAGCCTCATTCACCAACTGGGTAGCCACTCTGGACCCGCGTGAGCGCGTACTCGTTCCCGCTAAGCGCAACGAATCCCTCCGCGAATTCTTCGCTAACCGCTCCAGCAAGTAGGACTTGACACAGCCCAGCAATGGGCATAGAGTATCTACATAAGCAGTTCACAACTCAACAGAGAAATGAGAAACACAATGTCGAAACTCATCAACGACGAAACCTTCATCTGCGAAGACTGCTACTTCGATCACCACGAAGGCCGCGCAATGAAAGACAACTCCGTTAGCTGGACAGATAACAACACTGACCCGGACGATGACGAAGAACTCCGGACGATTGAATTCTCCGCCAGCCCCTGCGGATGCTGCGGAACTACTCTCGCTGGTCACCGCTACCAGATGGCAATCTGGGAACTCTAGCCCAGAGGATAAAGGCCCCTACTCCGGTAGGGGTCTTTTTCTTTGCTCTAAACTTTCTCAGTTTGACCTATTGACTCCCATACACTATGGGCGTAGATTGGTACTTACCAACCCACCCACGGAGGTCACAGTGAAGAAGAATCAGCCTAAGCCAGTCGCCCAGCCGGTTAAGCCGGTAGCACCACTGCCCAGCTTCACGAATCTAGGCCCCTTCGACCGCTAGCAAGTACAGCCCCGCATAGGGGCTTTACTTTTGCCCTCTCTCAAAGTCACAGCAGCCCCTCTAAGGCCCTAACAGCCTCACAGTGGCACCAGCACCCACACAGCCCACCGCAGGCCCTACAGGCCCCCGCACAGCCTCGCACAGCCCCCACCAAATGCCAGCAGCCTACGCGCTCACGGCTACCCACGCCGCGCCGAACCAAAAGTGCCCACAATTGGCGAAGACCTCACAAGCGGGGAATTTATCGCGCCGCCTGCAAGGTCTTCGGTTACTGCTAACTAAGAGTATATCACTGCCCTAGCAGTGCATCTACCAGCTTCGGAACTCCACCTACTACCAAGAACAGCAGCGCGTAGAACACAACCACACAAGCCCCCGGAAACAACGGCGAGCGCACTACAAAATTTTGCAGATCTCCGAGTGCCTGCGCCTGCTGTTCGACTCGTGCAATCTTCGCTGCGCTCCACGGTTTACGTGCCATGTTCATTCACTCCTAAGTTGTTCGGACTTGATACCTCAACACTACAGCAGTGGGCGACTCATTGCAAGCCGCCCACTGCTTACAAAATTACTCCTTAATCGGAGTCAGGCTCACGAACCTGTCGAAGTCCCGCACAACGTCGCTCAACTGCTCTTGGTACTTGTCAGACTCTCCGAAGAGCCTGCCACCGTCCAAGTACACGCGCTGGTGGACGTTGGAGCTACCGTCTTCCTGCTTGAGCCACACAGAGTACGGCTCGAAGTCGAAACGCTCATCTGAGTTACGCACAGAGGCCGGAACGTTCAGAACCAGTGTGTACATTTTGCGAGCCATGGTGTCCTCCTAGGACTTGGGGAGTTCCGGTTGAACTCATATACATAGACTACAGGCAAGAGGGCCAGCCGTCAAGCTGACCCTCTTACAAAATTTTAGCGTCCGATAGTGCGAACCAACCACGTGTGCGAGTTGTGGACCGTGCTCATTTTCGTGTCCCATGCAGCCGCGCCACGTGCCTTCAGGACTACTGTGGTGTGAGTCTCGGACGGTGTGCCCCACATGTCGCAGTGCTTGACTTCTACGACTTCGCCCTGCTGGTGGACCTCAATGCCCTTGCAGTTCGGAAGGTCCATCATGTGAGCCGCCCAGTCTCCGACTTTCAGTTCGTTGGTCTTTACCGTGTTCATTGTCTTGCCTTCCGTTCGGCTTGTTCCGATATACATACTCTACAGCAGTAAGGGCCGGGACACAAGTCCCGACCCTTACAATTTTTTATGAGACCTTGACCCAATCAGTGGAGTCTACGCGCTGACCGTTCACGTGAGGCTCCCGGCCCTTGATGTTGAATGAACCATCAGTGAGCTTGTTCAAGCGGTTAGCAGTGGTGCTAGTGGACCAGCCTGCCCAGCTAGCGTACACGCCTTCGTCGCTGTAGGAGACGATTTTGTTGCCGTGGTACGTCGCGTGGATATCACCGTGTCCGCCAGCCTCCAAGCGCGTGTTGTGGCCGATTGTCATTGACTCGCGACCGTCTAACGCCTTGAGGGCAGCTTCGTAGGACTTCGGGCTGTGCTTGAGGGTGAGGTTCGACATTTTGTCCTCCAAGGACTTCGGGGAGCCGGTTGCTCCAATAACTAAAGACTATCATCATTCCAGCCCACGCGCAACACCAAACTTTACAAACTTTCGCCTTGACTTCCAGCGTTCAAGGGCTTAAGCTTGAGGTATGAAGCAACCGATTGAAGCTGGGTCACCGGGAGACCCCAAAAATAGTTAGGACTCGTTTGGAAAGTAGGCATCACTCCATTCTTTCACACTCCAAGCCCCACTGTCAAGCCCATTTCGGACAAAAAGAAAGGGCCTTTCGGCCCCTTCCCTTACTTGTCTAGCGCGGTCTGGATGCTACGGGAGACCTCCCACGAGGGGTACAGTGTCTTCATGTTCTTTACCGCGTTACGCATGCCAGCGGGCTTTGTAGTCCGTCCAGCGGGCAGCAGGCCCTGCGCCCTGCATGCGTCCAGTCCGGAGCCGCCACGGCTCAGCACCATGCCTGTCACGATCTCGATTGCCAGCCCGCGCAATGCTGCGTTGCGCTGGAAGAAAACGATACCTTCGCCAGTAAGGACGGTTCCGGCTGCTGTGTTCTCCGACATGTGAACTCCTAAGTTCTTTTCTCAAGCTCTCTGCTTGATAAATCAATCTTCTCACGTTCCAATAGACTATGCAAGTGTTACGCCAAACTTTCTTTTGTTACGGCCCAATAGTTTTTCGGCTCCTCTGGTTTCCCTGCCTCCGGAGCTTCATACCTTGAGCTTACGCGAAAGGGGCCAGCCCTGTCAAGGCCAGCCCCTTACATTTTTTCGCTTAGTCGCAGCAGTCGCGGCTAGTGCACCAATGGTTGTGTGTGGAGCAGCTAGGGTCTGTCTCCTGCCCTTCGTGGCGCTCCGTGCGCTCTACGGACTCCATCATGATAGGCTCGTCACCGTCTCCCTTGCACTTGGGGCACTCGCCGCCAACCAGTGCCACGTACTCGCAGTTCGTGCACTCGAACAACTCTTCACAGTCGCACTCGTTGCCGTACGGCTCCATGTTTTCGTAGGCTCGCTGTGCTGAAGCAAATCCGCGCATCTTGACTCCTAAAGTCTTTCAAGCTCCCTGCTTGATAAATCAATCCTCTCACACAAAGATCCCCGCCACAAGTTCTGTGACGGGGACTTTCGAAATGTTACAGCGGGTAGTCGCCGTACTCATCTTCGTACGCGGTGAAGGGGCGATCAATTCGAGCCTCCACAAGCTCCTTAGCGAGCGAGGAAACTTCCTGCTTCCATTCATACACTGCGTCTCCGTTGCCTGCGTCCTGCGCCTTGAAGAGTTCGTTACGTGCGTTGCTGAGTTCTGCTTCGAGTTCTGCGATACGCTCGGTCTTCGACATTTTGACTCCTACTGTTTCGGCTTGTTCCGATATAGATAGACTACAGCAGTAAGGCCACCGTGTCTAGTCGGTGGCCTTACAAAATTTAGCGCTGGTGTTTGATCTCGCCGTTGATGATCAAGATCGTGTAGTGTGCTGTGATCGGCCCGAACCGTGCACCGTCCTTAGTGGGCAGGTACTCTACCGTTGCCCAGAACAGGTTCATGTTCTGGTATCCTGCCTTGAACTCGAACCACTCGATGTCCCCGGCCTCAAGACGCTCTGTGTAGTGCGGTGTGACGTTCTCCTGTATGCGCTTGAGGTCGGCTTCCACGTTCTCCGGGTTGTACAGTTCCATCTTGACTCCTAAAGTCTATCGGCTTGTTCCGATATAATGAGCTTAGCCTATATAAGCTGGCCGCGCAAGTCCTTACAAAACTTTGTGGTTCAGGACCTGCACAAGTTTCCCGTCCGCGTTGTGAAACTGGTATTCTCCGTTGTCTTTCAGCGAGTCGAGCGCGTACGCCATGTGTGCGTCTGGTGAGCCTTCCATGGTCTTACAAACGTCCTCCCACGCGAGATTAGCCACGATGGACTTTTCTGCCGGAACGCCGAACTGAGAATCTACTGCGAATGAGGTAACCTGAAACTTTGCCATGACTAACCTTCCTATGCTTTGTATCGGCTTGTCCCGATATAACTACTCTACACTAGAACGGCTCCGGTGTCTATTCCGGAGCCGTTCTTACAAAACTTAGTGGCAGGTGAGCGACTTACCGACGTTCATGCAGCCGTGGCTTGCCGTGCTGCCTGACAGTTCCGGCATAGGGATATGAATGCCAACCACCGTAAGCAGTCCGCCTATGAGGCAGTAGACGGCTCCCAGCATCCCAAGACCTACCGCGATACCAAGGACCCAAGCAACGGCTAGGAACGCGTACCATGTCGCCATGTCGAAGAAACGAGCGGTCGGGGTTGCGAGATTGGATTTCATGGTGGCTCCTATGTCATTCGGATTGTTCCGATAAAACAACTATAGCCTAGAACTTATCCGGAGACAAGTCCTAGGCTATAGTTAAGTTTTGTTACGCTACTGCGTACTCTCGGATCAGGGCTGCGCTGCCCTTCACAATGCGCTGTACGCGAGCGTTAGGCAGGATACGCCTAGCGATAGCATCAAGCGTCGAGAGCGGCTGTACGGGGACGCCAGACGGTGCCAGCGTGGCGATTCGAACCATCCGCTTGCCGGTCTCAGTGTCGAGAATCTGCTTCACGGTCACGCGCTTTTCCGGCTTGCCCTTGAGTTCCAGCTTGAACGGTGTTTCCGTCCACGTCTTCTCTTCGTGGATGGGAGCAAGTGCGGTGATTACTGATGCAGTCATTTTGTCCTCCTAGGACATTGTTTTGGTTGGTAATGAAAGTCTAGCGTAGTTGCTAGATGAAAGCAAGCTCTCGGACGTAGGATTCTGCTTCAGCCGTTGCAGCGGCCTCGGACTTGAACCACTCCGTCCGACGTTCCAGCGAGTCATCCCACTGTGTAACGAGTACAGCGGACTTTCCGCCACGTGTTGCGACATACACGCCGCTGTTGCCGTTGATCTGGTTGAGCTTGTAGCCGTTATCGATCCAGAAAAGCATTTTGTCCCCTTAGTTAGTTGGTTGTTTGAAGCTGATATGTAAAGCTTATGCTGCGGTGAGAGCTTTGTCAACTCCCACCGCTTACAAAAGTTTAAGCGAATTCGTAGCGCGTGATCTCGTGGAATTTGGATTCCGACTTGTACGCTCCGAACGTGAGAGAGTTGTCGAGTTCGAACAGTTCAACAATGAACCATCCCCACTCCTGCCAAGTGGCCGCGTAGTTCTCTCCGTTCATGCAACGACGCTTGTGGATGCCGTCCGCGTACGTGGAGCCAAGCCGGATTTCGAAGCCGTTAGCGCGGCTCCTGCTGGCCTGCTGCTCCAGCATGTAGGTGTCGATGCCTCCGGTGATCCTGCCCTTGCGACGAGCCGTGGCGAGTGCTGCGCGGATATCTGAGACGGTCAGGGTGTCTGAGTGAAGCTTCATGATGTTCTCCTAAGAACTTGGTGGCTTGCTGATGAATCAATCTTCTCACATACTCATAGACTATGCAAGTGTTACGCCTACAAAAGTTTTATTACTTTGGGCTTGCGCATGCTGCCGTTATGCCCTAAGCTTGTCTTAGACGCAAAGACGCGTAGATAGGTGCCCTACCGAGGGGTACCGATACGAAGGGCAAGTGTGGGACTATTTTTTAGGCTGGCAAAAAAATAAACCAGCCCGTAGGCCGGTTTACAATTTTTAACGCTTGAGCAGATTCACCGCAGCTTGTGCAAGGTCTTCGTAGCTTGCAAAGTTGTTCATGCCTCCCGTATAGTCGCGAGTGTCCTTGGCGGTCCTGTAGAGCGCGGTGGTGTTCGTGTAGTGGTTGTGGTCCGTGCACACATACACGTCCTTACCCGTTCGCGGATCTGTGATGAATCCGGAGCAACCGAACTTGACTCCATTAACGCTGATATTCTTCAGCGACACAATCAGAACCGGATCAATCGCAAGGATCTGATTCTTCAGTTTGGTGGAAAGCAGGGGCTTGAACATTTGTCCTCCTAGGACTGTTGGACTTGCTTACAAATACAACGATACCGGACTCACATACTCTATGCAAGTCCGGTACCATTGTGAAGTTTTGTTACGCCGCTACCAGCTTGCCAGCGCGGATAGGTTCAAGATCCAAGCTACCGTTGGCCGCTACGTCGTAGATTGCCAGTTCGCCGCGCTCCAGACCCCATGTAACGGCCTCGCTGTAGTCTGCCGTCCAGTTGCACGCATCGATGAAAATGAGGCCGCTATCGGCCCACGTGCCGATGTAGCGTTCACGCAACGGCGAACCATCGTGACCGTTTTCGATCTGTTCACGTGTCAAGTGGTCCGCGTACATTTTGCCGAATGCCCGACGCATGATGGAAAGTGTGAAAGTGTCCTCCGGAACGATCACAGTTTCAAGCTGCGCTCCGTTCCAGCCGGTTGCCTTGCCGACGAAATATCCGTCCGTCTTAGCAGGAACCTTGAACGTTGTAAGGTCTACCGTTGTGCCACCGTTGGCAAGGGTAGCCATGTACATGGCGCGGGTTGCTACGTCGCCGTACGTGCGCAGTGCTGCCGGAACTGAAGAGTTTTCGCGAACCATCTGACGAGCCATGATGTTCTCCTAAGAACTTTTGGGAGCCGGTTGCTCCGATAAGTAAGACTCTACCGGAGTTAGATAGACTATGCAAGTGTTACGCCTACAAAAGTTATGTGACTTTCCGCTTGTATTCGCTGCCGTTGTGTGCGAGAATTGATTTAGACGCAAAGACGCGTATATATCGGCCCTGTAGCGGGGTCGGGGGGAAGGCATGCTCCGAGCTAAGCTCTAGGTTATTTTTGGGGTCCTCTGGTTTCCCTGCCCGCCGTTCCGGCCCCGCTTCATACCTAAAGCTTATAAAAAATAAAGCCGCCCTGTCAAGCAGGACGGCCTTACAATTTTTTACTCTTTTGCGTCTTCGATGTACGCTTGCGCATCGGCCAGCGTCTCAAACAGGACGGCCCCAAACGATCCGATGCTAAGGATTCGGTCCTTGATGTACGTTGCGCGGTACAGGTCATCGCTGCCGGTGTCCACGATCAACATGGACCCGAAGCGCGTCTCCACGGGCTGTACAGCTATGCTCTGGCCGCTGTACAGGTATGCGGGTATGATTCGCATGTTCTCTGCTTTACCGCCGACTACTACGAACATGTGTCCTCCTAGGACTTAAGGGGAACCGGTTGTTCCCTCTAATAGATACTTTACCGTAGTAAGGGGCTGGACGCAAGTCCAACCCCTTACAAAAGTTTTAGCGTGGCATGAAGTTTACGGACATGGCGTCCGTTACTCGGTAGATGAACTCCGCCACCGATTCGACTTCTGCGAACTGGTCGGTCTGGTCCTTGCCAAGGTCCCCGAACTCGTAGACCGCGTACGTGACCTGCTCCGGACGGAACCAGTCACCGCTTACAGCGTCGTAAATGGTGATCACCTTGTCACCTACCGTGATGGTGTACTGTGTGGCGTCGTCGTCACCGTAGTATTCGGTCTCGTACCCAAGCTCTGCAAGCTGGTCCTCAATCTCTGAGATGGGCAGTTCAAGCGCGGTTGCGGTTGCTACAGTCATTTTGTCCTCCTAGGACTTGGTGGGTTGGTACTTACTACTCTAGTGTATGAGAGCCGCGCTGTCAACACGGCTCCCTTACAAAATTTAGTCTTCCTCGAACTCCGGAACACCGGCCCACTCCAGAAGTTGCACGTCTCCCGGTTCGATGTACTCGGTCAACGATTCCAGTTCCACAATCTCCCACGTGCTGATGCTCTCGGCGTTGATCTGTGACCGCAGGTATTCCAGCCGGTGCTTGTTCACGGCTTCGTTGATTGCTTTGTCCTGCTCTTGGTAGTTCACGTCCGTTCGCTCGACAGGGCACTCCACGCGCACTTTGTCGCCGTAGCCTAGGTCGATCATGTAGCCGTCACCTTTGGGAAGCGAGAACCCTTCGCCCTCGTAGGTTGACATGAATGAGCCGGACCAGAGCATGATGCGCTTGCGCTTGTGCGTCAGGTTGTATTCATGGTCTACAGTGATTCCGTAGTGAGTCATGGTGGCCTCCTAAGCCGTTGTGCTTGGTTGATACTCATACTCTACCGTAGTCCAGCCCCCGATGCAACTGGACTACGGTAGAAGTTTTTGTAAGCTAGTTCCAGTCTACCGCGAGGTAGTGGCGCACTTCCCGAACGTTTGTCATGTTGTGATCGCCACGGTTCGAAAGCTTAGACATGAGCCGAACCGGAACAACGAACATACCCGATGCCAGCGAGTCCGCTTTCTGGTAGCTGATAGCGTCGTTGATGATCTCTACCGTGACCGTTCCAGCTTCCTTGTCCCGCGATACTTCGTAGGACGGTTCTTTCAGTTCACCGATGGTGCTCATTGCTGCCTCCTAGGCTTTGTTGGTAAGTACTACTCTAGTGTATGGGAGCCGTGCTGTCAACACGGCCCCCGCTACAAAAGTTAGTCGATGGTGACTACTGCGTTCCCGATATGCTCAATCACCTTGAGCGCATCTTGAAACGTGATGCTGTAGGCCTCAACCAGTTCATCCGCCATGCCCGGACGGGTACGGGAGCCGTTGGAGTGAATCCAACTGCGTGCGTGCCGCTTCAGGATGTCGTCCGCGAAGTCCGCGTCTTGGACGTTGTTCCAGAAGACGTTTTCCGCTACCTGCCAGCCGAAGTCGTCTTGGAATGCTACGGTGTCCGTATCCCCTAGGATCAAGATACGTCCGTCCGCTGCCTTGAACACGGTACCGCCTTCGATAAGCTGCCCCAGTGTGTCCGGTCGCAATTCTTCCTGCTTCATGGTGTCCTCCTAGGACGGTTGGTGTGGCTGATAAAACAACAATACCCTACCCAAGCTGCAACCGCAACTCGGTAGGGTATTGAAGTTTTGTAACTACTTGGCGGGAGTCTGAGTGGTCGTCGGCTGGGGTTCCGGTGTAACTACCGGAAGCATGTCAGAAGCGTGGCAGATGCCTACGTTGTGCATGTCTGCATCACCGGGCTGCATGTGCTTGCATGCCTCTGCAATCTCATCCTGCGTACGGTTGAACTCGTACATGAAAGCCGGGTTGATTACTGACGTTACGCCTCGGTAGGTAATGTCCAGACGGCGAGTAGGGTAGGTTCCTACGTACATCTGACGGAACAGACGGAAGTCTGTGTAACCGGACAAGGCAAACGCTTCATTGAGTCCGCAGATACGGTTACCCATTGTTTGGCAGTCCCAGCACGGTTCATCTTCCAGACAGTCATGTGCGAGGACGGGAGCCGTAGCCGTAGCCGTTGGGGATGCAGTCGCCGTAGGCGTCGGGGTCACCGTGACGTTAGGAGACGGTGGCGGGGCCGGATAGGTGTCCGCTGGCGCTGTTGCTGTTGCTGTTGCCGTTGCCGTTGCCGTTGCCGTAGGGGCCGGTGTGGCGGTGTCCGTAGGTGTGGGAGCCGGTTCCGTGGTGACCGTTACGGTATCAACCGTAAGCACCGCATCCGGAGCCGTGATTGTTGAGATAGCCGATACTGGTTCGGCTGGCAGTGTGTCTGCCGTAGCTGGTTGGAACGAGAACATGGCCGCGACCAGCATAGCCGATCCGATGGCGAATACCTTCTTCATTGTTTCCTCCTTGATGGGGTTGAATTTGATACTCTAAGAGTAACATACTTCTGGCGGGACCGTCAAGCCCCGCCTAAAGTATTGTAATTAGAACTTGGCTACCGCAACCGCAAGAGCTTCGGCTTCGAGCCGCCTACGGGTAACCTTCGCCGCTGTCAACTCGATGATCCGTGCGGTAAGCGGATCGGGATCTTTCTCGAACTCCGCGTTCTCGTACGCGAGTTTGCTCTCCAGTGAAGCGGTGTCGATCTGTGCGGTATCCCGCATCTGGGTCAATACGGTAAGTGCTGCTTTGTTGTCCACGGTAGCCTCCTACGGCTGTTGTTTGGCTGGTAGTAAAAGCATACCGCACTTCTGTAGACTATGCAAGTTTACAAAAGTGCGGGAAACTTCGGCTACTGCTCGGATAGCGGAAGGGTTGTTTTGGCTCGCCGTTCCTGCTGTATCCGGAAGGTGTAGAAGACATTGACCGCAGCCAACAGGAGACGGTACTGGTCCGTGCTGGTCATCTTGTAGGTGAACTCCGGAATGAACCGGTCGTAGCCGTGGACGTAGTTGCCGTCCGGACCCTGCACCATGACGGTAGCTGAGATTCCGTTGCTGATGCTCCCGGCGCTGTAGACCAACTTGTGGTCATCGGGCAGGATACCGGCTACTCGTGCTTCCATCTCAAGGGTAGCAACGATGGGACGGATTTCTTCTTTGGTGTAGCGGGCCATGGTGTCCTCCTACGGACTAGGTTTGGTTGGTAGTAAAAGCATATCCTGCTCCCATAGTGTATGTCAATACGGGAGCGGAATAAACTTCGGCTACTTCAGGAGACGGTCATCGAAGTCATCCAGCCACGTCACCGCGAGCTTCCGCAGCTTGGATGTGGTCAGGAACTGACCGGGGAATTGCTGAAGGTCCGCGCTGCTGATGGTGTCTACCTCTTCGCCCTCGGCGTTCTCCACGTACACACGACCGCCGCGCTGTTGGAAGGTGTACCCGCTGTAGTGCCGGATGGTGGGCAGTTCGGTGAAATACATCTTTGCTGCTTTGGGCTGGCTGCTTGCCATGGTGTCCTCCTCAGGACTAGCGGTTGACTTGATACTCATACTCTACAGGAGTTTTGCTCCGGTGTCTACTTGGCGGCGCTGATATCCATGTGAGCGATCTTGACATGTGCCAGACCGTTGAGGAATGGGACTAGATCCGATTCACTGACGCTTACCTGCGTGAGTTCGCCGCTGGTCCACTTGATCTTGATGGTCCGCATGATTACTTCCTCGCTGCTAGGGATTTGAAGACCGGAAAGATTGTAACGGTGTCGTCCGTCTCCTCGTGGAAGGACGGCTCCGCGCTCACCTTGAAGCCGTGGTGGGATTCGTGGCTCCCGGTGAAGGCGGCAAGAGCTTCCTGAGCAATGGCCCGGAGTGCACCGTTCGGGATGGAGCCGGTGCCCTTGATGGTGACGCCGACCGGGGTCAGGTCCGTACCGGATTGAGTGATTACGGTGGCTTCGATGGTGAGGTCTGCTGACATTTTGTGCTCCTTATGAGTTGGTGAGTGGGCTGATACTCATACTCTATCAGAGTTATAGCGACACCGCAACCTATTTCTTGATGAGGTTGTAGCAGGTCACTTTGGTGCTGTCCGGTATATTTCCGGGCACCGCAAAGTATGTGTCGCACGCTGCACTGAGGAGACGGTACTGGGACTGGTACTGGTATTGGTCCCGCTCCGCATCCTGTGTCTGCGTCTGCTTGACGGTATCGAAGTGGCTGTTCACGGCACTGATGCCGAACCATGTGGATACCAAGAGGAACGGTATGGCAACGGCAGCGGTAATGATTTCTTTCACGGTACTCCTTGAGTGGTGGGCCGGTTGATATCTATAGACTATCAGAGATCAACCGGCACCGCAAGCCTACCGACCCTATAGTGAATTTATGTAATCGCGGATCACCGCATCAGATTCAACCGCATCAGCATTACCTAGTAGCAGCCGCACCATGTCTTGGACTGACCGCAACCGCATTATCATTTCTTCCACTTGATCACCGCATCGACATTGTTCTTACGGGACTCCTGTCCCCTCTTACAAAAACTCCTTGCCGCACACCGTACCGCACGGTCTGTAGCTCTACACTATATACGGCAATACGGTAACCGGCATCGGCAAGCTGATCTTCGTACCCGGTAAACCAGTCCTCCAGAGAACACAGGGTAGGGAAGCCGCATACCTCATCCGGATAGATCCCATCCAGCATGGGATCGTCAAACGGATCAAGGTGGTCCGCATCACCGTGCACGGCAAACATGTGCGCAAGCTCTGGGTTGTCTTCATTACCCGCATACGGCCCCGCGCCGTTGGGGGTTTCTACTCTAAACATTGAGACCTTCATACTATCTTGTCATGCCCCCTATTAAATTACAGCCGTGTAACTCAGACCGGGACAAGAAAAAAGGCGCACCGGTAGATAGGTACGCCTCACCGCATCCGCTTGTCCCTTACAGATACAGCTATGTAGTTATCCGCACCGTATTACTTACGGAGCAGTAAAGCCTTACCCGGTTGCTTCGGAAGCGGCAACCGCATCATGCTCTCTATGAATGCATACGCCGCACCTTGCTTGGTATGTACTCGCACCGCATCACACGCTGGCTGGAGGTCTTCTATGACCCCTTCCGCATCCTTATAGGACCCAGACGTGATTCGCACCGCATCACCTGTTGTAAAACTTGCTTGGTTCATACCCAAACCCTACCCGGCACTACTTGGGTTATCAAGTCGGAGTACTTGGTTTGACTTACCGCACTACTTGTGTTTGAGGAAAGATCCGCATGATCTAGGGAAATCGGCACCACTACAAAAGTTTTTATTAGAAACCTCTTGCGCTTGTTACGGTACCGGCGTAATGTTTGAGACATGGAAAGCAGCCAACCAAGGAGGCCTACCACAGACAACCATCCGCATCACAACCGAAAGGACACAAACATCATGGCTACTCAGACTCTCACCCGAGGACAGAAGGCAGCAGCAACCCGCAGGGCCAACCTCGAAAAGGCAGCAGCCGAAGCGGCAACCACCGAATCCATCTCGGAGCTTCTTCCGAAGGTAGAGGCACCCGCAGTCGATCCAATGTTCTCGGACGGCATCGATCCGAACGAAACCCTCGACACGGAGGGCCTGCCCGCACCGGAAGAGATCGTCCTCGTGGAGAACGAGGTCGAAGAGGCCGCAGCCGTCAAGAAAGAACGCCGCATGCACATCCAAGCGGAGTTCGTTCCCGGCAAAGCGGCACTGGCCACGGTCACCGCAGACGCCCTGAAGGAACTGGCGTTCGTCTCCACCTACAACACGGTGGATGAGCAGTCCTCCAGCCCACGGCAGCACGGCTACCAGCGTGACCCGATGTCCGCACGGTTCCCCGCAATCGGTCGGTACTTCGCACAGGAACAGGGCGACGGCACGCACACCCACGCCCACCTGATCACTCCCATCGTAGCATCCGTCCGGGTCTACAACGACAAGGAACGGGAAGAGTTCGTCAAGCTCTTCAACGCTGGGGACATCAGCGGCATTCACGACAAGTTCGGGAAGTCGGCAGTGTCCATCGTGGACGGCCAGCACCGCTCCGGGGGCCTGTTCTGGGCTTGGGAGCGGGAGCACGCCTTCAACCCGGACATCCCGATCATGCTCTACTTCGGCCTGCGGTACGCAGATGAGGCAACGCTGTTTGATGACATCAACACCAACCAGCGCAAACTCCCGAAGGCTTTGATCGAAGCCACGAAGGTGCACATGGAGGCTGGAGAACCCAGCCACCAGCAGACCATCCGCGAGGTAGCGTTCGCGCTGGCTCAGGACGGCGACAGCCCGTGGCACGGCATGGTCAACATGACCGGCGCACGTGATCCGGAGAAGCCGGTCACGTACGAAGGCCTGCGGCGAGCCACCGGCAACATGCTTCAGGAGAAGCTGATCGCCCGTCTGGACCGTCAGGGCCTCGTGCTGGACAAGGTTGCCAAGAAGTACTGGGAACTGGTCTCACGGGCCTGTGCACCGGCTTGGCAGGAACGTCCACGGCTGGTCAAGGGCAGCGACGGCGAGAACGTGGAGGAGACGGTCAAGTACCGCCTCAAAGATCTGGCCGGTGTGGCCTCGGTGTCCCGTCTGGGCGCGGACATCCTTGGCACGGCACTGGATCAGAGCCGAACGGACGAAGAGTTCTGGTCATCCGTGGCCTCGATGGTCTCGAAGATGGGAGTGGTGGACTGGGAGAAAAAGCCAGGAAACCCGTGGACGAGCTACGGTGCAGGTTTCGCAGGGATGACAGGGTTGTACGCGACCCTATACGACCTCACCTACTTGGACAAGTCGCCCGGTGTTGCAGCCGATTGAGTGACCGGCTGAGGTACCCTATCATCTAATAGAGGGGCTGTCAATGCAGCCTCTCTATTAGTGTGATATAATATAGTTTATGAGTATAACACATGACCCAAAGTTTTGGGATAGAGTATCGAAGACAGACAACTGCTGGAACTGGACCGGCGCTAAGACTACTAAGGGCTTCGGCAAGTACAAGACTGCTGAAGGATTTAGGTCTCCGCACCGTCTCACCTATGAAGAGTACGTTGGACCCATCGGCAAAGCCACACCAATCGTGCAGACCTGTGGGAACCAGCTTTGTGTAGCACCTGAGCACCTAGAAGTCAAGTCAGTACACGTGGCCGACTGGACGGACAGGTTCTGGGAGAAGGTGGAGAAGACAGACGACCACTGGCTCTGGAATTCCTACACGGATGATAAGGGCTACGGCAGGTTCAACATCAAGAACACTCCGCGTCTCGCTCATAGACTATCATATAGTCTGCTCGTAGGTGAAATCCCTGACGGCCTTGGACTAGACCACCGCTGCAACACACATGCCTGTGTCAAACCAGAGCACCTACGCCCTGCCACCCAGAAGCAGAACGTGGAGAATCAGGCACGCCCACCGGCACACAATAAGTCCGGGGTTCTGGGAGTTAGCTGGAGCAAGTCTACCGGCAAGTGGCTGGCCCGTGTGCAACATAACGGCAAGGCCCGTGACTTCGGGTACCACGAGACCATTGAGGCCGCTGCTGAGGCTGTCAAGGCTGGCCGCATCCAACTGTTCACCTACAACGACAGGGACCGGGCGTCCTAGGGACAGCAAGACCCCCGGCCAATGCGGTCAGGGGTCTTTCTGTGCGACAGCCCTACAGGAAGTTGGGCAACTGCTATGATATCAGCACCCTACAGGAAAGGAAAGGCCAAATGGCTAAGCAACAGGTTATCCAGAGCATCTGTGATCGGTGCCACACGGAGGATATAGTACCGTTGATGAGGAAGAAGTACGAACGGAGTACGCTGGACCTTCCGATTGGCTGGCTCCACGTCTCCGGGGTCACGGCAACCTCTACGGTATTTGAGATGGACCTCTGTAGGGACTGCAAGGGGATCGTCATGGAAGCTGCTGGTAAGGCTGAGAGGCTTCTGAACGCCTGACGGCAAAGAGAAGCCGGGTAGGTTGGGACAAGCAATCCTACCCGGCTCCTCTTTTTCCCCAACTGGCGAGGGTTCCGACTCCCTCTACTTACCTCCACATAGGGCCGTTCGCTTCCACAATGTGTTGGCAGTCACAAGTCTACGCTGTTCTGGCCGTTCCCGCAATAGGACGCCATGAGGGGATTTGCTCCTCGACAAAGGCGGTGACATCTGGTATACTGCCGGGGCCTTGGTTGTAGTTCCCGCGCCAACCGTTCTTGGCCTTGGACGGCTCTAGTGTATTGGCCTTTTTCTCCTCGTGGCCGCGCAGTTCCTGTGTTACCTGAGATGTCGCGGGTGCCCGTGTCGCGTAGGGTCCGTATGCTCGGGACGTGTGGTACTGGTACTCGACTCCATCTGCTGTAGTGTATGTCTTTATCGGCAGGTTGTGGACTCCGGGGTACAGGAACAGTACCAGCCCTCGGAAGGACTTGGAGTCATCTAGGTCAACGCCTATGTTTCTAGCCATAGTCTATACTACTTTCTCTTGAAGGTCAATTCCGCGATCTGTACACATGACCCGCAGAAGGTCGGCGCATGTCTGCCATTCTGGGAAGAAGGCCCCCGCCATTGCTCGGTCTTCCGCGTAGCTGATCGCAGTGGCGATTGCTTGGGCCTCAGTATCCATAGTCCTATCTTAATGTATCATTGTTGGGTTGTCAAGCTTTACAAAAGTTCATGTCCGGATGGTGGACGGGGGTTGACAAAAGGGCAGAAGTCGGTATGTTAAGTTACAGAGTTGACGTGGAGAGGGCCGTTTGCTTGCTCTTCAGGCTCATCAATGATGTTTTCATCCTTCTCACCAAGGTCTTCGATCTTAGGAGCCGAACGCTCCCGCATGGTCTGAAGCTTCTTCAGGATATCCTCAGACGGGTTGGCAGTGTGGTTGATCTCAACCTGAATCTCCATCCCACCTTTGAGTCCAGAGCGGTCAAGGATCTCGGTAGCTGCCTTCAGCTTCACGTTCTCGGCAGTGGCATTCTCGGCCAAGTCCAGTAGTGTATCTAGAGCCAACGGGAGGGCTTGGATCAATCGCATACGGGCACTCAGTACATGAGCCTCAGCCTTAGCCTTGACAGACGGCAGAGAGCCACCGTGAATAAAGCACATAGCAGGCATGTCTAGGCCCGTACCCCTTATTCCAAACTTCTTGCAGCGCGTCCCATCGTCTCGCTCATGCGTACAACGCAGAGCGGGAACAGGTCGATCAGTTGTAGGCTTGAAGTCATCGGGAATGCTCTCGTATCCCTCGGCACTGGGGAACTTGTAAACGGCTTTCGTACCATCTAGCGGTGGTGGTTCTGGCATGACGTTGAAGTCATTGTCGAATGGATTTTCCATATCTGTTTTCCCTATCTAAGAGTTACCTATCTTAGAGTAAGTATACCACTCTTTGCATAACAATACATTAATCTATACAACACCCATTTGTCAACCTACAGCCCTTCAGCCTTCTTAGCGATCCACAGGACCACTGCCACTATCACCAGTGGCAACAGGATCTCCACTCTCGCCCTTCAAAAGTTTTGTAAACTCGGGACTCAAGTTCAAAAGCTTTAACGATACCGTCTTCTCCTGCATCGTCTTCAGGATCTCCGCATCAAGTGTGGCGACCCGATCATAGTACATGTTCTTCACGTAGTGTATCATCGTATAGCTCTCAGCACTGCCGTCCACCGGCTTGCCTTCGGCATCAAGCCGTACAAGGCGCATCTTGGCCTGAGCCTTCTCTGCCTCGCTCCACTCCCGCTTATCCACCGTTGATGATCCGGATCAGGCGGTTCTCTACTCGATTACCGACCGGAGTCATCCAGAAGATGACCCACACCGCTATGAAGATGATGTTAGCCCATGGGAAGACAATACCCAAGAATGCAGCTAACGGTGCCCACACAGCCATCACACTAATGG